CTCACGAATATCTTCTGGTTCAGCAGGGGTCCAGATAGTCGGATCGTCTGTAGATGGCATATATACAACCCACTTCGTTTTATCGGCAAGAACAATGCCTGTTTTACGAGAAGTAGAAACGATTTTAGTATCCAAGTAATTTTTGATCGTTTTTTCAATTTCATCTAATTTGTCATTGTCGATAATCTTGGAATAAAAATGAGAAACGAGTAATAACTTTTCTTCGGGCATCAAAAAATCGACATTGTGACGAACTATATGACTTTTTATATCTACAAACCCTATATTATGGACGGTCTGGATATGGTTTATCACACGACTTGCATGTCGATACCAATTTTGATCGGAAGATGTCGTCTCATGTGTCGTAGTGGCGTCCTTCAAATTCTTCTCGATTTGTTTTAAAATGGATTTGTACGACTTAATCGGTATGGACGTTATAGATATATCATTGACGGGTTGTTTATCAGAAAAATCTTTGCGAAGTTCCATATGCAATCCATCTCGCTTATATTCCACGGGGACTTTTCGTTCAAATACCGCAATTTCTTCATCATTTATTTCAATGGGTTGAAATGCATAAATGGACGCGCGATTAATAATGAAACCGCGTCTTCCGTATTTATCAACCACATACTCGTTTTTATTCTTCACAAACTTAGTGAGAGCGGCATAGATTTGCGTAATCGGATATTGTTTTGTCACATTTACGTATCCAATAATTTCCTTTAAAGTATAAAAAGCTTTGCCGTCGTTTTCATCACGGAAGAGGTTGGTGATACGTTGACGAATACGTTCGTCATTCGAATCAGCGTATTGTGTTGAATAAGTGGTATCAATAATATCACGTTCGGGAATATTTTTCACATTGGGTCGGCACTGAAAGGCACAATTTTCCATATAATCACACACGTCACTAAATGGTTTGTCGCCAACATTAAATGGAATTTGTTTACGATCGCTCGAAAGAACAATCTCGATGTTCTTATTACCCGGGAGTGTCTCCATTTCACTCACGGTAAAATTCGTCTGTCCGATATTAACAATACAATCTACAGCGATCTCTTTCATGAGTCTCGTAACTATACCGATTTTTAATGCTTTATTCTTAGCAAGACGATATACATAGACGTCAGCTGATTCTTTATCTACGTCGTCTGTTAATGAGGTACAATGCATATAGATTTCAACATTTCTTTCTTCAAATGGTAATCCACAATGACTCATATTACGTACGGCGCGTCCAATAATTTGTTCGATGCGATTCATGTTATACCATGGGTCGAGAATATGGATTTGTCGAATGTTTTTAAAATCGAGACCTTCTGAACCCGCCTTGGAAATGATGACAACTTTTACAATTGATCCATCTTTGTTTTCAGGAGATACAATTTCCTTCAAATCCTCGGCATTTTGAGCTGAAAGGGCTTTGTCACCAGTAATAAGGGTATATTTTGCCTGTTTGAATTTCGTCTTGTCAGCCAACTGGTTTCTAGGTGTCATTGTCAAAGCGTCTAGTGGTTCTGTTACCTGCTTTGCAAACAATGGTTTTATATGTTGGGACGTCCCGAATCGTCCGAAGCCGAGTTCTTCCAATGCGAGTGCGATAGGAACGACACCTCCGTCAATATATTGTGTATAAATCATGACGATTCCTTGGGATTTTTTAATCGATTTGGTAATTTGTGCTATCTTGGAACTATACTTTGGTAAAATATCCTCGCTGAAGATGGCACCATATTTTTCCAAGATTTCTGGTTTATATGAAAATCCATGTTTCATGGGAATTTTATTGCTAGTATCATCCACATAATTCATGGTTCGATAAAGACCGCGTTTTCCCACCATAGTGGAACGAGGATCTTTGTTATCTTCATCCGAAGTCGAACTGTTTTCATCTTCCAATTCACCATTTCTGATTTGTCTATCCAAATTTTCGCTCGGATAGACCATATTCAATGCCTCGAGGGGTGTTTGAAGCATGCGAAACCCAAAATTATCTAAATCCTCAAAATCGTATTTTGAATTCTCCATGTCCTCTTTTACTTTGTTTATAATCAAATTGTACGCCTTTTCTTGGTATTCGCCGATTTGATTGACGTAAAGAGGTGTATGGACCAGAGGGGTATTAATTGGTTTATCATTGAGTTGATTCGTAGGAAGTGGGATTTGTTTTACCGCATTACCAACAAGCGCTTGCGCGGCCTTTCCTAAGTTCCCCAAAACACTATTCGGTTCGGAGAATGTGTGTGTCGAGGAAAATATGTTTGGATAAATCCGATAAGGAAATGTATATGGATTTTCTCCACGAACATAAGATATATATCCGACCAGTTTTCGTTGCAGTAGACTTTCCCCCCCTTCTTCCATGACAACACCCTTATCGTCCTTCTTTTCTTCTTGAAAATCGCCGGTTGTTGTAAATACCTCTCTCACATTCACCACACCACGTTTGTCATTCAAATTCATGAGATTAGCGAGCCAAATGATTTCTTCGTGGTTGTTATACATGGGCGTTGCAGATAAAAACAGAAGACGCATATTATTCGAATATTTTGCGACTTTCATTAACATTTGAGCGATTTTCCCTTCTTTATTGTCTTGACTTAAACGAATATTGTGTACTTCGTCGATGATTATAAGGCGATTATTGAAAATCCGGCGAATATTCTGAATTTCAATTTTTTTTCGTTCTTCTTGGGAATATCCTGTGCTTTCATCGACAAACGTCTTTTTCTTGATATAATTCGCTAATTCAATATAACCCATAAATACATAGTTGTGATGTATAATATTGCGTATTTGTGCGATCACCTTGTCCTTGGGTACATTCTTCAAAGAGGTTGGATTTACTTCTCTCAATAGAGAATTTCCAATACACGATTTAATATTCCACACACCATCTATTTCACGCAGTTTACGTTCGTCGAACAATTGCATTCGGAAATTATCTTGGACGTTAGGTCCAGCAACCACCATAATACGCTGTTTCATACCCACTTGTTTCATATAGTATCGCATTTCCTCCGCAATTCCAATAGCGCTGCATGTTTTTCCACTACCTAATCCGTGGTATAAAAGTAAACTGTTATAGGGGGTTTGAAGGGACAAAAAATTCTTGACAAAAATCTGATGCGGCATTAATTCAAAACTTGCATTACACATTTTATCCGAGTATTGACGTATATTATGGATAGTTCCATCATACCGACTATCATAAAACTCCTTATGGCGCGCAATTTTAAGGGAGAAATCTGGATCATCTAAATGAGGATATAGAAAATCATAATCGTCGCGTTCATCTACGATGTCTCCTTCAATGACTTCCTTCTTTCTTTGAAAATCATTTATACTCTTGGTACCCGTCGCAAGAACGTCGTCCAAAATCACATGTTCTTCGCCTTTTTGGGATGGAGGTAAATTCACGTGTTTTGTATCGACTATCTCCTCTAAACTGCTTTTCTTCTCGTTTGTTGGTCCTTCAATGTCTTGTGTTAATTCTTCATTTAATACCCGTTCAGGTATAGGTTCCATTACAATTGGCAATGCATCTACCTTCTTGGCTTCACATGCACCCGTTTTGCGATTTCGACGAGTTCCCCTCGGACAAGGTTTCCTCCTTTTAATAATCGTAATATTCGTTTTTGGATATTTTTCACTGTCTGGCGGGTCCATTTAAATATACGTATATACACTAGACGTATATTTACACGAAGGGTAAACACGATAAATGTGATGTTTTGTCGTCAAAACGGTGTAAGGTATTGTGTAATTCAATCTTGGAAAATCATATATTTTTTGTTGTGAAGGTATAGAAATATAAGATGATACTTCCTTTGTTTGATTACTTATACAATATTTTTTATTGTATTTCCAAGATTAGGTATATCCAATAAGATCATATACAAGTCAAATTTAGAGATTTTCAATGGTCGTCTTGTCACCATGACATTCACGACAATAGGCAATCAAATTATCTACGTGATTGCTACCTCCATCCGCTAAACGTATTTTGTGATCGACTTCAAAGCTAGCTTTCAATAGTTCATTGCAACCACCACACCGCCATGCTTGACGAGATGCAACAAATTTCTTTTTGGTTCCACTGACCGACCGTTTGGTAGCAGATGCCCTTCTTTCAGCGTGTGGTGTCGAATAATCCGATTGATTGGGAACTTGTAATACCGTGTTCGAATAAGAATTTTGTGCGGATGGACTTGAAAAACTCCGTTTCGATGTGAAATCGAGTATGGGCGAAATCATGGATGTGGCGTTTTTATCAACGGGTAAATACTTTAAATATTCATTTGAACCCATGAGAATGTTTTGCGCGTTTTTTGGATTCTTCCGTACCAAGATATATAGAACAAAAGCAGCGATAACAACACCTGCCATTTGTGCATATTTCTTGTAAAATACCAACTGTTTCAGATATTTGCCGTCTGTATAAATATGAAATAACAAGGCACCGACAAGGACCAATAATACTATCTCAAAACGCATATTTACTATATCCCGACAAAATTATTGGTAAAAAAAATAGATACCAATGATACAGGCAATTGTGAAAACCAATACAATATATTCCTTGCGAAGCCGAAGCTTTTCCGACAACTTGATTTGAACGGGTTGATAATGATTGCGATAACAATCGAGGGAGGCAAATAACGAAATTTCTTCTTTTCCAAGCTGCAGATTGCGTTTATTCTCGAAAAAATGCATCCATCGTATAAATGAATCTCGACTATCTAGATAAGGACTTACCGGGAAATCGTCCAACAATTTACTAAAGTCATTTGCCAGTTCAGGATTCGGGATAAACAAAGGGATGTTTTGTATAAAATCGTAATATTTTCGTTTTGTCACAGCATTTGGTATCGCTGGATATGTATGTGCGATTGTATGAAAAAAGAACCAAAAATGTGGTTCCCACACACCTCTGTCAAACCTTTGGGCGTTTAAAGGTACAAACTCAGGGGGTAAATACTGATTCTTTCGCTCTGTATCGTATTGAACATCATGATTATCCATTACGAATGGAAACTATATAAACACTATGGAAGATAATGATATAGATTCACCGTAATGCAAACCAATTTATATTGTAATAACTGTGGTAAAAGCGGTCATGTATTTAATTTATGTAAAATGCCAATCACAAGTATCGGGGTGATTGCATTTCGTATGATAAATAACGAACCACAATACCTCATGATTCGAAGAAAAGACACATTGGGACATATTGACTTTATGCGAGGAAAATACAACGTTTTCAATAAACATTATATCATAAACATGCTAAACCAAACTACATACGATGAGAAAGAACGAATGAAAAAAGGGGATTTTGATGAATTATGGGATAGTGTATGGTCCAGTGAACCCAATTTACCCCCCCTTTATAAAGGGGAGGAATCTGCATCACGAGACAAATTTAATCAACTCTGCAAAGGAGTTACTGTGGAAAATACAACTTATACACTGAACGATTTAATTGAAGAGAGTTCGACAAATACAGTGTGGCAAGAACCTGAATGGGGATTTCCCAAAGGCCGACGAAATTCACACGAAAAGGACTACGACTGTGCTCTTAGAGAATTTCATGAAGAAACTGGATTCGACAAATGCGTATTGCATAATTTACAAAATGTATTGCCATTTGAAGAAGTTTTCACTGGTTCAAATTATAAATCCTATAAACATAAATATTACATCATGTTTGTAGAAGATACAAGTGAACTACCTGTAAATGGATATCAAAAAAGCGAGGTGAGTAAAATGGACTGGAAAACATATACACAATGTTTAGAATCCATTCGCGACTATAACATTGAGAAAAAACAACTAATTACTCGATTACACAATAGTTTGACCAAATATAAGGTTATTTTTTAGACCATAACATATTCAAAGAGCCCTGAAATTTGTAATATCCAGTGCTAAGTTGTATTGGGGGCGGGTGTTCGTTGCATTTTTCGTTGTTGATTTATCATCTGGGTTTCAAGAATACGAATATGCTTCGATGTATATTTTCCATACATCTGAAATGTTCGTAGCGCTTTCGCTCGCTTTGTTCTACGGGGTAGTCGGTCGTCCTTCATAATTGTGAGATTGTTTACAACCCGAAAGAATATTCTAGACAATCAATTTTATTACAGTATAACCTATACCCATAATTTGTGTGAATTTAAATCTTCAAAGATGTATATAGGATGAATGCAAATCTAGGAAATAGCCCTTCTATGATGAAATATATCATAACCACTGTCGCATTTATTTTTGTTTGCATTATATTTTATAAAATTGCCAGTAATCCGAGCGGTTCAGACTATCATATACAAAAATATTTCTTCACATATATGTTTCCGTTACTTATGATTTTTGCCATTTTATTAAATCTGGGAAGTAATGAGTCAACTCGTAAACCATTTCTGGAAGTATTTGGTGTGGTAACCATTGTTGGTATTG